CCAGAATTTCAGCAGTTAGCAGGGGCGGCAAACGCATCAGTAGCGTCTCCGTTTGCAAGTTCAGGGAGTACAACAACCAGATGAGCGATCACACAATTTCATCGTATTCGGAAATTATTTACTCCATCGGTGAGATTGTTGGTGTATTTGGTGTGGGTATTGTTGTTGGTTTGTGGACCATGTTCAAGAAGAAAAAGTTCAATGCTCTGCTTGAAACCAAAAAAGAGCAAAGGGTGGCACAAGCACACAGCCAAGTTCACGAAACCCTGACCGAACTGCGTCTGCTTGTTCGTGCGTCTCGGGCAATGGTGTTTCAGTTCCACAACGGCGGACGATTTGCTGACGGCAGTTCTATTAAACGCTTTTCTGTTACCCACGAGTCCTGTGGTGCAGGGGTTCAGGGCATGCTGTTAGAGTCGCAGGATGTGTTGCTTAATCGTTACCGAGAAATGGTTGATATTCTACAAACTCGTGATAATAAAATAATCAAGGTTTCTGATCTGCCCCAGTGCTCGTTCCGTTACGGACTTGAAATAAATAATGTACTGTTTTTTGCAGTTAGCCCCCTGAAGTGTGAGGACGGGCTGACTCCTATGGGATTTGTGTGCTGCCATTGGTGTGATGTTAGCGATTTGGACGCAGTTCAAGCCGAAGGAATATCTGAAAGTTCTCTTTCAGAGGTGGTTTCGGTATCTACTAAAACCATAAATTCGTATCTAACGCTAGGTAAACGCCATGCCTCTTAAAATAAATTCAACACCACAAGAGCCTGTGTATACGGATATAGATCCGTTGTTTACCCGAAATCCCAAAACCAGTGATGTGGTGGCAACCAAAGACACCAAAGCCATCAAGGTAGCCATTCAAAACCTGCTGTCTACGGCTTTTGGCGAACGGCTATTTCAGCCACAGATTGGAGCCTCGCTTCGTCCGCTGCTGTTTGAACCCGTAGATTCAATTACCGCATTTGAAATACGAGACAGAATCTTGGAAACCATTCGTAAAAACGAGCCACGAGTTAACAATATAATAGTGGATGTGGTGTCTAATCCTGACTCAAACGAATACCAAGTAGCGGTAGAGTACACGATACAGTCAATTGGAGCGGTAGACAGGGTAACAACACTACTTGAAAGGGTACGCTGATGGCAACAAACGCTAACGCTCTGAATGTGGTTGGATTAGATTTTAGTGAAGCAAAGGCTTCTCTAAAGTCTTTTCTTGAATCACAGGACACACTCAAAGACTACAATTTTAATGGCTCTGTATTGAGTACCATTTTAGATGTCATGGCATACAATACCCACTATCAGGGGTTTTATGCCAACATGGTGGCTAACGAGATGTTCTTGGACAGTGCAGTACTGCGTCCGTCTATTGCGTCTCATGCCAAGCAATTGGGCTATACGCCACAGTCTGCTCGTGCTGCAAAGGCTACTATTACTGCTCCTATTTCTAGCGGTTCATCAACCACAGACACCTACTTGGCTCGTGGAACCGAGTTCACAGGAACCGATGCTGAAGGCAGTCAGTATAAATTTATCCTGCTAGAAAACGCATACGCAAACACCACCACTAATAGTTTTGAAGAGATAGATGTTTACGAAGGCAGTCTGCGTCGTGTGAGTTATGTTTATGACCGTAACCGTAAAGACCTATCGGTTTTGTTGATTCCTAATGATAAAATTGATACCACAACCATTCGTGTTCGTGTTCAGGCTTCTGTTACTGATTCCACAGGCTCTTCAAGTGTGTGGAGCGAGGCTGAGTCTTATGTGAATCTGACACCCACTTCCAAGGTGTATTTTTTGCAAGAAAAGGAAAAGGGACTTTACGAATTGTATTTCGGTGACGGCTTTTTGGGACAGGAACCAGAAACAGGAAACTTGATTTCTATTGAATATCTTGAAACCAACGGTGCATTGGCTAATGGAATAACTACTTTTACTTCGTCTGTAAGTGGATTAGGTACAGTTGAAACTGTTTCTGAATCTGCTGGTGGTGGAGACGCAGAGTCTTCTACCCGTATCAAATTCATGGCTCCAAAATACTACAAGTCACAGAGCCGTGCAGTAACCGAAAACGATTACATCACCGCAGTTAATAGGTACTATCCTGATGCTGCATCGGTGTATGTGTACGGAGGAGAAACCGTTACACCTCCACAATACGGCAAAGTGTTTATTGCTGTTCGTCCTAATTCGGGACAGGCATTAAGTACAAGTGAAAAGGAAAGTTTGGTAAAAAATCTTCGGGATAATTCGTCTGTGGTAAGCATCATTCCTGAAATAGTAGATACTGATTATTTGGATTTGGTGATTGATAGTAAGATTACTTACAATCCATCTGCCCTGAACATTAGTGCAGGAACACTAAAAGCACTTGCAGTCGCGTATGCGTTTTCGTATTCCAACATTCAGTTGAATTCGTTTGGCTCTAATTTTTACTATTCTGCATTCATCAATGGAATTAGCGATTTGCACCCGTCCATTTTGAGCAATCAAACTACAATTAAATTACGAAAAACAGTTGAGGTTGGAAGAATTGTTTCTTCTAAGGGGTTGGTGGTTGATTTTGGAAACTCACTCTATCATCCACACGATGGGCATATTTCTATACTTTCATCTAATATGTTCCCACACAAAAATTACGACGGAACAGTTGTATACAACTGCACAATAGAAGATGACGGATACGGTATTCTTAATGTGGTGAAATACGAGACGAGTGGAAGCAAGACTACTGTTCTGAAGAGTGTAGGAACCATTGACTATAATGGTGGCACAGTTCGTTTCAATTCCAAGTTTGTTCCCCAAATTGCAGAAGGAATTGTTTACGGAATTACTATTACAGTTCAGCCCAAGAATCAAGACCTGTATGTAAAAGAGAACAGAATTATCCGAATCAATCGCGGTTATTCTGATTCTGTTTCGGTTTCTTTATCGTCTGAAACAGTATCACGAGCAGCGGCCGCTGTATAATATATGGTTGAACTAAAAAACATCATACTCAATACGCCCACCGAGGCACTTGAAAAGGTCATTGCTCCTTTCATAGAGGAGCAGTTTCCGTCATTTATGCGTCGTGATTATAGAAAACTGGTTATGTTTATAAAGGCGTATTACGAGTGGATGGACAAGCAGGGAAACCCAGGATTTGTAATTTCTAATCTGTCGTCTGTTTACGATGTGGATAGGAGTTTAGAAGAGTACTATTCACACTTCAAAAACACCTACCTTGACGGGTTTCCTGATGTGCTGGCTACCAATACTAGTGGCAGAAAACCAAACAAGAACACCCTTCTCAAACAAATTCGTGATTTTTACGGCAACAAAGGCACAGAGAATGCGTACAAGTTCTTGTTTCGTGTGCTATACGACAGTGATGTTGACTTCTACTATCCAAAAGAGGATGTGCTGAAAACATCAGATGGACGGTGGATTGAAAAGGTTTCACTAAAAACCACATCATCCAATGGTTCCATCCTGTTCTCTGCAAAAGGACAGAGTGTGTACCAGTATATTGGAAATCAATTGGTGGCATCTGCTGAAGTGGACTCTGTGGTTCAGTATAACCAAGACGGTTACGAGATTACAGAATTCTTCCTGAACAACTTGGTTGGCAATTTTGTGTCTACCGTTCCTGTTACTTTTATAATAGACAGCCAACAGTATCAAGAAACAGTTTTTAGTGTATTGTCTGATTTCTATATTCAAACCCCGGGAGCAGATTTCCGTGTTGGTGATGAGATTTATATTACAGACACCAAAGGTACAGGCTTCTCTGCGTTTATTGAGCAGACAGGTCTTGGCGGAACCATCAAAAAGATTGGTGTAAAGAATTCAGGCATCAACTACTTTAATACAGTCACAGTATCGTTTATTAGCCAAACAGGCAACTTGAGTTCGGCTGTGGTGTTTGCCCGTCCCACAGCAGTTACTCGTTACCCTGGATACTATTCCAATAACAGCGGAAAACTGTCGTCCACCAAAAAGATTCAAGATGGACACTACTACCAAGATTTTTCGTATGAACTAAAGTCTGCGGTCAGCCTAGACACATACTTCTCTGTGCTGAAAGACCTGATCCATCCCGCAGGAATGCGGATGTTTGGTTCTATTTTGGTGAATGACGCTCTGCAAAACACACCCAATACTTCTGCACAAGGCACATTTTTCCGTGATCCAATTATTGGAAACTATACACCGTACACTAGCGGAACCACTCTTGATCTGCGAGCAAACGGTCTGACAGGTGGGGGTGGTTGGTGTGGAGCCGAAGGCGACCTGTATCCTTTGGGCTACAATCCGTATATCGGCAGCACCAGCGAGATTGGGCCTAGTGGTAAAACTGCTCCTCGCGGAACGCTGTTCTACGGCACTTCTTTGGGCTACACCTACTGTATCGTGCCTGAAGGGGGCAAAACTGCCCACGATCCACTTGGTGCTCCACTTGGCAGCACAACTGCGTGGTTTAATGGCAAAGAAACTGCTCTGACACCTGAAGGTATGCGTGGGTTGGTGCTGTGGCTGAAACCTGAAAATATTGGTGTGTGTGGTGCGGTTGCCAACGGAGCCAGTGTGGATGTGTGGCGAGATGCGTCACCGTCTCGCAATCACGCTCTGCCTCCCACATGGGACAAGTGGAACGGTGTTTCTGACATATGGACAAACGCATCTGGTTCTGAATGGACTAGAAGTGTTCACGATGCCACAAACCCAATTACCAAACTTTCGTTCTTGTTGAACGGAAAATGTGGTGGGTTTACAACTGATCGTCTTTTTATGGCTGGATTGAATAGTGATCCTGCCACAAACGCTAGTTATTCAAGTATTGATTACGCCATTTACTCGGTTGGACCATATTCAGGAAGTTTAACAACGCTTTCTGCAAACAGAAGACTGATTGCTTATGAAAGTAGTAAGCGAGTAGAACCAGACCTTGTTACTGCCAGTGCAGACTCTTCGTTTCACGACAATACTGTATGCGAAATTGAGTACGCAGAACCCAACATTGTGTATCGTGTAAACGGAGTTTCGTATAGAACAGTATACGCTGGATACGGACTAACTTTCTACGCTGATACTTCTGGATATAGCGGAGCAGGCACATCCATCAAAATTTTGGAAATGTCGTATAAAGGCACACCTGTTGTGCCGTCGTGGGTGGTTACTGGTTCGGGCATAACTGTTGCAAATTACGCAGGACTCACAGTAGACAAACTACGCCCCACTCTTGCTATTAATGACGGCGGTATGGCAGGTGCAACAGGGGTGTCGTTTAACGGTGGTTTAATTATTAGTCCAAAAACTACATGGTCGTCGGGTGCAGGAACCAATCTGTTATCGTGGAGTGAAGAGTTTGTTGGAAGGTGGGGTACACTTGGTATTACAGCCCAAGCAGTTAATGGGCCATTTGAACTAACAACTGCGTCTGCGTGGACAATATCCCCAGCGAATTACAATCTAGGTGGCTACCCACTTGGAATTGCTTTTAATGCTGTAGCCACGAGTAACATTAACACTAACCAAGGACTGGTGTACTCTATTTACTTTAAGCCTGGAACATACACCGCTCCAAGATTTGGAATATATGATCTTACAAATTCCAAATCTACATTTTTTGTTCAAGCAAATGTGAGTGGTGGAGTGGTAAGCAGCGTAAGTCTTAGAACGATAACTTCTCCAGCCACAGCATCAAATTCCAGAGTACGATGTTACGAAGTTGGTAATGGGTGGTATAGAATAGAACTAATACTAGATCCAGGTGCGCTAGATGCAAACTGTACAGCAGTAAATGTGTACGCTGTTTATGATGGAGGCGCAAGCAACACATTGGGGCTAACTACCTCAATATGGGGAGCACAACTAAACACAGGCAACTACGCAAAGCAGTATGTAAAAACTACTGGTGCCGCTGCTTCGGGTGGTGCTCAACCACTCCACTACCTTGAGGGTGCGTTTGTTTTGCCAACAACCCCAGGTGGCACCTTTGAGAGCATGCTTACAGGTCAACACCTAAACCTGACCAGACCACTTGTGTTGCGAGACGACATGGACGCATTTTTTGTGTTCAGAAATACGGTTGAGTCCGCTGGCAGAAATACTGGTTTCGTGAACTCAAGCAGAGCATTATACGACTCTTTCTTTTCGAACAACGAAGACTTTATTGTTAGTGTTCGTGGATGGAATACAGTAGACCGCGATCCTGCTTCTGCTTACAATTCAGGGAATTACGCAAAAACAGGAAACACATTCCGATATTACCCAAGCACATCGTCTTTGCTGTTCCGACCGTTCGGTGCGTATTCAACATCGTCTATCCCTTCTAATAATAGAGGAGTAATTGGTTACGATCCACATGTTAACAATTTTTCAATTGGTCGTGTGGTTGGTGAGGTTGCTCGTGACAGCGCAGACATTTTGTACGCACATCACAATGGAGACAGAGCAACCAATTACTCGCCGTCCACGGGAAGAAACATAGCCACATGGTCTGACAACGCAATATCAGAGTCACCGACCCCTGTGTGTGGTGTTACTGTTGATATTGGACGAATTGGCACTTATGTTTTCACCGCTGTTTCGTCTGCGTATCCGTTTGGCAGCACAGCGTGGGTGAGTGGCGTAACAACCAATCAAGCACCAAGTGGCAGTTTTATGGGAGTGCTTAACGAAGTCATAGTGTTTGACCGCAAACTGCAAGAAGACGAGCGGCAGCAGATTTACGGATACTTGGCTCGTAAATACAAGATGGATACTGCACTGCCTGATTCGTACTACCTTGCTCATGCCAGCGGTTACGAAAAGGGGCTAACATATTGGAGCATTGCCCACCACCCCAATTCCAAAGACCTGCTAACCATTCCTGCTGGTGTGTCGTTTGCAGGCATAACCATTACCAATTTCTTAAACATGCCTGAAACCATCTACAAGTCTAAGGGTACGGTTCTGTCGGGTGGAACGGTGCTATCGGGCGATACATATGATTACTTGGAAAACACTGGTGCGTAAAACGGAGATCCCATGCCTGCCTATCTGAAAGCGTCAATCAAGCGGTCATATGCTGAAGGCTTCCTGAACGAACTGGAACGCAACGACAACCAGTATTTTTTCTTTGTAGCCAAACCCACAGCGTGGCAGACCAGTGGTGGCGACAACAGCCCACCAACCCCAGGAACGGCAGAGTATCCTGATAGTGATGAAAACGAACGCGAGATCATGCGTAACATTATTGGATACAAGAAACTTAATCCAAAAAATATTCTGTTTGCTCTGCCCCGCTACGAGTGGACTAGCGGAACCGTATACGATCAATACAGCGACCGCGAAGGGTTATTTGACACAGACGATCCCAAGATTTTTTATGTGGTTACAGACGAAAACAATCTGTACAAGTGTCTGACACGACAGACTGTAGACGGAACCTATAATGGTCAAGGCAAGCCGTCAACCGTTAAACCCAGCGGAACTCTAACAACGCCGTTCACTCTTTCAGACGGATACACATGGAAGTATTTGGCTACTGTTCGATCATCCGATCTGCCGTATGAATTAACAGACTATATTCCTGTTGATTTTGTGTCTAGCAGAGACGACACAGAAACCACCAATCAGTACGCTGCTCAGGCTACAGCCGTTTCAGGTGAACTTACTCGTTTAGATTTTATAACCAACGGTGGAGCGTCTGCTGCGGTTTACAGTCAAACTGAAAAGCGAGAAGGCGCATCCAATCAGCCTATTCGCTTGGGTAGTTACCTTGAGACTACTGGCGGTGAAAAGGTTGTATATGTGCGAGCAGAAGACAAAGGAAATATTGAGACTCCTGGAAATAAGGCAGGATACATTCTTCGCGTTGTCAACTCTACAACCAATCCCCAAACCATAAACAACTACGGAGTTATTACTGAAGGTGGGTATACTGGCAGTGGCAGTAATGTGGTATATTTCAAGATAAAGGACGATGCGTTGGATTTCACAGTTACCAATCCAACGGCTGGTGGAGTGGACTTTACTACTTTTGAAATCTTGCCACGAATCCGTATTACTGGAGACGGTAGCGGTGCCTACGCATTTCCTATAGTGGATACTGATAAAAAAATAAGTGGCGTGAATCTTATAAATCGTGGAGAGGACTACACACAGGCATCAGTATTTGTTACCACTTCTATTTCCACCCAGCCCACCAAAGTACACCCAACTATTACTCCTGTGCTTGCTCCAAAGGGTGGACACGGCAGCAACATTCTTAAAGAATTGAATGTAAAGGACATTATTGTTATTGTCGAAGTGTTAGAAGACGACGAAGACAAGTTTGTTGGTGGCGGTTCGTATCGTCAGTTTGGTATTGTCAAAAATCCTGTTCTGAATGACGGCTCTCAAACCGTGGCTGGTTCTGCTGATCCGTATTACCGAGATGTAACTCTTGTATACGATGGCTCTCAAACCACCAGAACGCTTGACCAATGGAAGGTTAATGGATTTGGTGGCGGTGTCAAAAACTTTATGTTGGGCACCGAATCGTCTGTGGGAGCAAAAATCGAGCAGTTGAAGGCGGTTACAGACATAAGCAATGAACGCCGTCTTACCGTGAAAGTAAAAAATATTGGTGGCAATTACATTACATATCAGTCTCGTCCAAATGACCTGATTCTGTCCTTCCCTGTATCTGCTGATCTTTCTGGATACATTTACGGAGAAACGGTAACTCAAAATATTCCTGCTGGCACAACTGTTGCATCACCAAATCCAAATCAGACCGCAGGTATTTCATACGGTTACGATATTAATACTATAGGCATAGTAATTTCTCGTCAGAGCAATAAACTTGTAGTCAGAACTCAAAGAAATTCGTTTGTCAGCGGGTCAGTCAAGGTAGTTGGTAGTAGAAGCGGTGCGTCTGCTGCTCCATCGGGAGTTGCTCCTCGTTACGGAGAATACGCATGGGTGTACAATCCAACTGTGAATTCTTTTGTGAACGAAGGTGGCACATACGATCTGTTCCGAATCGCAGAAGTAGGAAGTCCATATTTTGATCTTAACGAGACTCCTGCGTATACAGGGCTTACCATTTTGTCTCTTGGAACCAGTGTGAGTGGTTCAACAGGTGGCGTAGATGTGACTTCTGCTGCCCTGACACAAAACTCATTCTCAAATGGTGATTTTGTGCAACAAGGCTCTAGCGGAGACGCTTTTGGAAACTACGCTAGTGGAACAGTATACCATTGGGAATTTATAAATTCATCCAGTGGTCGATTGTACCTTACTGATGTGTTTGGAAACTTTACAAATGTGACCCAAAACGGAATCACGGGCAGCACTCTTGGCTCGTATATTGTTACTAGCACGACTTCTCCCGACATTGATCCGACCTCTGGTGAAATCATATACATAAACAATATACGCCCAATTTCACGAGTCAAGGGGCAATCTGAAGAATTCCGTCTGCGATTAGGCTTCTAAAGAGGAAACAATGGCTTACGATCCAAGTATCTTCAATATCAATCCGTATTACGACGATTACGATCCCGCCAAGGCGTTTCTCCGAGTTCTTTTCAAGCCAGGTTATGCGGTTCAGGCTCGTGAACTAACCCAAATCCAGTCCATTCTTCAGGATCAGGTTTCGCAGATTGGCGACCATCTGTTCAAGGACGGTTCGCGTATCGTAGGCGGTGGTATTGGTGTTCGGAATACCAACTACTTGATGATCCAGCCTAATGTAAACGGGCTGACCGATATTAGTGACTACTCTTTTGTACTAAATTCAACTGTAAAAATTGGACAAGGTGCAAGCGGAGCACAGCCTGAAGCCCGCGTGGTTCACTATATTGAGCCTGATGCTACTGATGGTGCTCTTGTTCTAATTTTGGATTATATTTCTGGTTCACAGTTTAACACCACGACAGTTGATCTTTATACTGATACTGATATTTCTGTTAAGTATGAATTAACTCCAAAAACTGAAACATGGGCAAACGGCTCTTGCAAACTAGTTTCTGTTGACGACGGAATTTTCTATGTTGACGGATTCTTTGTTCGCAATCAGCAACAGTATTATGTTCCTTTCCAAACAGTTTCCGTTAGCCCAACTGTTTCCCGTAGAGATTTTGAATACGGAACCGCATATGCGAATCTAACCGCCAAAGTTGGTTTCACCATTACTCGTGATTCTGTTACCGAATCAGAAGACGCATCGCTGCGTGATCCTGCAATTGGTTCATACAACTACAACGCTCCTGGGGCGGATCGCTTCAAGATTGATCTTGTATTGGATCAAAAAGACCTGCTATCGGTTCCAGACAATTTTGTTGAATTGTTGCGGTTTGAAAACGGCAGAATTACTCGCAAGGTTGAGCGTGTAACCTACGGAGAAATTGAAAAAACACTGTCTCGTAGAACATATGACGAGTCGGGATCGTATATTGTTAAGCCCTTTGAGGTGAGTGTTTCTTTGACGGGAGCCACTCTTGAATACACCTTCGGAAAAGGCAAGGCGTATGTTCAGGGATACGAATTAGACTCACAGTACCCACAGAAGGTAAGTGTTCCTGCTGCACGAACCACGCAGACTGAAACTGATCTAATATTCCCCTTTGCAAGCGGAAACTGGGTGGGTGCGTGTGCTGGATTTGATACTGATACCATTACTTCTTTTGGCACCACATTCAATAACAATATTGGAACCACTCTGAACAACGGTTCTGCTGAAGTATATTTTAGAAACTCTAGTAAAGCAGTAATTGGTCAGGCAAAACTTCACGGGCTGATTCCATTTGGGTTTGTCAACTCTGCTAGCGGATTGACTCGTGGACATTACAAACTGTACCTATACGGTGTTTGCGCTGGTTCAGTTATTGCAGGTGCTTCTAGTGCAGTAGTAATGCCTAGCGGTGCTGCAATAAACAGCGGCAGAACTCTTGCTGTTTTTGGTGCCTGTGGTGCAAACGGAACATTCTCCACACTTAATGGTGGAGATGCACTTCCGCTCGTTTATGATGTAAAACCTGGATACGGAATTTCAGGATTTACCAAGGTTGAATTTTATACTAAAGTTGTAAGCAATGATATATCTATAAGTCCACAAAATCCAGCAAGCAATGTTCCAATTTCTTATACAGTAAATTCGTCTAGCAATTTTACAAATACTATTCCTAGTGCATCAAATTACGGAATGGTTGGATTCTTCAATTACGGAGCCATTGGAACAAATAACGCAGCAGATGTTCAACAAGTAACTTTGATATCTTCTGGTTTGACTGGAACTACCGCACAAGCGTATAGCCCAGGTCATAGCGTAAGTATGACAGGAATAACTCTATCTTCTGATGGATCGTCATACTTGACACTACAAATTCCTGGAGGTGCTCATCCTCTTGGTTTTACTGCTGGTGCTGTGAAAATGATAGTTCCGCTAAAGTATTCTTTAGATCCTACTAGACTGACAACGAATGCTTCTTCTAACATCAGAACAAAAACTGCCACAACATATACTCATTCCACCACATCTGTGTCAAACAACCCAGGAATCAGAGGTGGAAGAAAATATATTCAACTTCCGCATTGGGATGTGTACTCCATCAGCGGTATCAGCATGGGGTCTTCTGATGTTACTTCTTGGTTTGAATTGGATGACGGTCAGCGAGAAGACTATTACGACTACTCAAGAGTATTTGTAAAGTCTGAAAAGCAAAACAGTCTAAACAATCTACCCGCTAATACAACTTTCAATGTTCGTTACAATTATTTCTTGCACGGCGGACTCACATTTGCCCCATTTGTTGGTGCAAACTCTTATATCGGAGTAACATACAGTCATATTCCGTTGTACACCAATTCAAGAACAGGCAAGACCATATCTCTAGCAAACGCAATAGATTTCCGTCACTCTGGCCCAAATACGACTGATCCAATCGCCAAGCCTTACGGATTGTATGAATTTGGTTCTGCACTAGCCAACACCACAGTTTCATACAGCCACTATCTGCCAAGAATAGACAAGATTAAACTAAAGGTAAATCCATCAAATGGTGCCCCTTTATTTGTGGTTGAGCAAGGACAGCCTGATCTAGTTCCTGTACCACCACCAGACACAGACGATGCAATCACCTTGTACACAGCACTTGTTCCTGCGTACACCCACAAAGCGTCTGATGTTGTTCTGACTCCATACGATAATCGTCGCTACACTATGGCAGATATTGGTAAGATTGAAAAGCGTGTAGACGATGTGGAAACATTTGCAACTCTGTCTGCATCTGAAATAGAACTGGAAGGCAAGTCTTTGTTGACTCCTGCCCGAACTATTGGTTCTTCCATCACAGTAGAGCCTGTAAAAACATCTCTTTATGTGGACGAATTTAATGGTCACAACTCAGGAGATGTTTCAAGTGATGAGCATATTTGTTCTGTGGACTACGAATACGGTGAGTTGCGTCCGTTCTTCTTATCGTATCCCATTTCTCTTGGAGCAAGCACAGCCAATCCTGCTCTTGCCATGTCTTCTGATGGGGTTTGCACACTGGCATACGGAATAACTGCTCACACGCAAAATCTTGGATACACCAAAACAGTTAAGCCCAATCCAACCAATACAACCAATTGGCTTGGATTCTTGACTGCTTCCAAGACCATTGAAACCACATGGGACACTTCTTATCGTCCACTCACCAAGACTAATGCTCTTGGAGAAAACGACAATTGGATTTCTTCTGATGCGTATGACCGTCGTGGGTTTGGAACCCAATGGAACGATTGGGAAAGCATGTGGACAGGAATAGAGGCTCGTCAGGAAGAAAACGACACTCTACAGCGAGCAATTCTTGAATTGCCTCGTTCTGCTTCTCCGTCTGCTGTTGCTTCTGTTGATTCAGGAAACCCGTCAATTGGCGTTGGTCGTAGAATAGACGCAACCACCAGCGAAAAGATGATGGGTTATGCCAAGTCCAAGCGACTCAAGAACCGCATCAAAGAAACTGTTGAAGGACGAGTCATTGACAAGAGTGTTCTTCCGTACATTTCAACCCAAACAATTGGTTTGACTGCTTACGGACTAAAACCAAACGCTGCAAATCTTTCAGTTTTCTTTGATGGAATTTCTCTAGCAGGTGGTGTTGCGGCTGGTCTTTCTGCTGATAAATACGGAACTGTTTCGGTTTCGTTTACCGTTCCCGCTAATCGCTTCACAGTAGGAGAAAAACTGATTCGTATCAGCGATTCGTTTGATCCACAGAACGCATCTACTGCTGCTGAAACTGTTTTCTATGCTACTGGTGCTTTCACCAAGCGAGATTCGGGATCGTATTCTACTCGTCCTCCTGAACTGCGTCGCCAAACTGTAACAAGCGATGGCATAATCAAGACACCATTTAATCGTGAAGTTTCTTATGACAGCAACGCAAATACTGTGGATAACAACCAGTGGACTGATCCTCTGTGCCAGACTTTCATAGTAGACAAAAAGACATATCCTGATGGACTGTTTGTGTCTAGTGTTGACCTGTTTTTTGCCAAAGCAGATGCTTTGCTTCCTGTCACGGTTCAGATTCGTCCAACAGTTAATGGGTATCCGTCGCCTTCTGTGGCACTTCCGTTCTCCACAGTAACCAAGTTGCCGTCTGCGGTAACTGTGAATTCCAATAATGGAGATCCTGTAGCCACAGGCTTCACATTTAGTAGCCCCGTATACCTTGAGCCAGGTGAGTACGCAATTGCTGTCTTGACAAATAGCGGAAAGTACGAGTTGTACGCATCTGATACTTCATTGAACACCACATCGGGCGGTCGTGCAGGCAATAATGCAAGTGTTGGAACTCTATACCTGCCACAGAACACCAGTACATGGGTGGCAGATAACGCTACAGATATTGCTTTCCGTGTGAATCGTTGTACTTTCTCTCAACAGAGTGGAACACTTCAGTACGCTACTCCAACGGGATGGGGAAGCGGTAGCATAGAAATTGCAAAGATTTGTACAAATGAAATAGTTCCAAGCGGATGCTCTGTTTCCCGAACTGTAAATGGAATATCTGTAAAGAATTGCCAAAACACCTATTTCACAGCCGCTCAATCAAATCTTCCTGTGGTGTTTACTCTTACACGAGGCACAAGCGATGCTGTGTCTCCTGTGGTTGATACGGGAACATTTGTTGGAAATGCAGTATCGTTGTTCTTGGGGTCATCTCCCTCAACTGCTGCACCGTACTCCACATCTTCGTATGTGTCTCGTGCTGTTGTGCTTCCACAAGATGCCACTTCTAACGGAATATTTGTGTACACTAACGCCGTGATTCCGCAGGGAGCCACCGTGAACATGTACTGCAAGTACTCTTCGTCTGGTGAAAGTGGACTGTTCCAAAGCCAGTGGCGACCCATGACTCGCGTGAATCTACCGTTTACCAGTTCAACTGAAGCAGATTTCCGAGAAGCGGTGTACGGAATAACTGGCCCGTCTGTGGCAAATGCCACAGGATTGAGTGGTGGAATCAATTCGTATCAAATCAAGGCAGAGTTCTTGGCTGCAAACGGGTCTAACACACCGTATGCCAAGACTCCTGCCCTAAAGAATATTCGTGTGGTGACTTGGAGGTAACATGAGCAGTCGGTATATGCGTGATCCCCAAACAGGGGCATTATATTTGAAAGATCGGGATGTGCTAGCCGTGCGAGCACATCAAGAAACTGTGGAGATGACGGTACAGGCTTTACAAGATCAGATAAATACATTGAACGCTAGGCTATCGCAACTTGAATCTGCATTGAGCACAGGAACCCTATGGCAGCAAACACAGGCCCAGACCTAAACACCTACAGCATTCCAGAAGTGGCACTTGGCGACACCTTCAACACATGGAGGGATGTTACCAATACTGGCGTATACAAACTAAACAAACTCAAGGTTTACGACGGAGTTTCTTCGTCTTCGATTGATATTACTGTGGCTGCGGGTGGAACCCTTTCTGCTGCTATTGCGGATAATGTAAACAAGGGTGTCACATTCATTCAGCCTGTGACCTTTCAAAGCGGTGTAACCTTTAACGGCGATGTAACATTCAATGCAACTTCGTTCACGGTAAACGCAAATATTGTCACTATTGACGATTACTCTATAGTGCTTGGTGACACTGCTGCGGGTTCAACAGACACAAAGATCAACGCAGCAGGCGGTGGTGGTCTGCTTATAAATCGTGGAACCAGTGGCTCAACCGCAGAGTGGCTGTGGAAAACCACCAATGTTCACGGGCTTACTGGTGTTTGGCAAGCCAACGCACATATTGGTATTAGTGGTGCCACCTTTGGCATCTATCCCAATGCGGGTGGAGTTCTGCCTGTTCACGGCAGCGGTATTCGTCTGGACGGTGGCAGCACAAACGATCACGGGCTGCTTGTTGAGTTGACATCTGATGGAGTCTCAGGCACCACAAGCAACCGCTCCATCCAGTTTGAGCGGTATTCGCCATCAGGTGCTACCGTGTTCATGGAAGTTTTTAGCGGAACCACATACGGCAACAGACCGTTTGTAAACATTTCTGATGGTGCAAACCGCAAGACTATTACACAGGCAACACACACCTTTGTGTTTGGTACTCCTGTGCGGTTTGATAAAGCCGCCAACAAGTACGCGGCAGCACAGGGATCAGACGCAGAGAGTGCAGAAGTTGTTGGTATTGTGTCCAAAGTTATAAACACAGATTCTTTTGAACTAACCTTTATTGGTGAGATTTTTGGTGATTTTTCTGCTGTGAATGCAACTGGTTCAGGTCTTGTTGCTGGAACAGTATACTACCTTACGCCCACATCGGTTGGAAAGATTAGTCCTGTTCAGCCCACCAGTCCTGGAACCGTGCACAAAGCCGTTCTGATTGCCACTGGGTCACAATCTGCAATTGTACTGCCGTTCACTGGTGGACTACTGGCTTCACCCATTCAGATTGCTAATTCGTCTTCTGTTGCAACACGAATACAGCAACTCAACACTTTTGATGTGGGTGATATTGTTCGATTCAAGGCGTATCCGAGTGGTGTTACCTTGTCGTACAAACCAACAGTTGGTGCTACCGCTGAAGTAAATTATCCCAATGGAATTTTCGTAAAAGGTCAGGCAAACACCCCTGAAGAAGCAGAAATCGCAGGAATGGTTATTGCGGTTGGAGTCACTAACGGTATTAATGACTCGTTTGATGTGCTCATGGACGGTTTCTTTACTGTGAGTTCGTGGGATTCTCCGTACACTAATTTGACCCCTGGAACCGTGTACTTCTTGAACACAGGCTGTGCAGGCACAACAGGTTCGTTTGAGAGTGGTGTATCATCACTTACCGCTATTCCACCGTCAACCGAAGGCACGGTTCGTAAGCCCATGCTTATGGCAACAAGTGCTTTGAGCGGCTACCTGTTCTCGTATCGTGGAGATGTGCGTGGTGCTGCGGTTGGAATTAGTTACGCCAACCTTGCCAATTTCTTGGTAAGTAATATTTCTGATGGAATTAGTGGTGATCTCCAAATTGGAGTGTACGACGGCAACACCAACGGCAGAGAAGCCATCCGTATTGCCGCAGGCAGGGGCAAGTTTGATACCAGTGTTGGCGTTACGGGATATGTGGGTATTGGTGGCGGATGGCAGTCTCTTGCCAGCGGTAACGGCAACCGAATCTTGGCTCCTCTTGATGTTCGTGGTGAGATACGAGCAGGTGTAACGCTTAGTAGTCCAATACCACAAGGACGCGACCTGTTGGTGTCTCGGTACATAACCGATGATGTGACTTCTGGCACTACTGCTGCTGCTGTGAATGTTATTGGCACTCGGTATTCGTCGTCTAGTCTTGCTTTGGGACACGGTGTGCGATCTGCGGTGGGTTCTGACGGGTGGATAAGCAGCCTGCCTAGCACGGTGAGTACCGCTAGAAGTGCACTGGTTGTTGGCTTGAGTGGCAGCGATCCTGCACTTGTGTGGAAAATCGCATTCAATAGTGGAAGTGGAACGGCTTTGGGTAGTGCTGTTACCTTGACTGATGTGTTTAGCATTGTGGGTGCTACTGCTCAGTTTAACGGTGCTGTAAATATTGGTACAACTTTTGACCGTGCTTCTGTTCAGACACATAAGCCACGCTTGTTTATTCAGGCAGACAGCAGCAGCAATCCTCGTCCGCAGATATACATGACGGGTACGGATGGCAATTTCTTGCTAATGAACGCTAGTGGTTCCGCTGGAGACTACAACAGCATCAACCAGTACGGTGGCAACAGTTATCTTGTGTTTGGAAAAGCGAGTGGTGGTGGAGCAGGACACACATTTGCTATTGCTCCTTGGGCATCAGGTTCTCAGACAGTTGGAATGCTGATGTCTTACAACGGAACAAGCGTTAATGTTGGAATAAACACCTACACTCCCGCCGTTGCTTTGGATGTGGTTGGTAACATCAAGACTGATACTGGTTTGGTTCTTGGAGGTGCAACATTTGCTGCTCCTAGTGGAACCGCTCCGCTATTTGGTGCACGGGCTTGGGCAAGATTTACTAGTGCCGCAGGGTCAATGGTTGGGGGAGAATACCAATGTACTATATCAGCGAGCGGAAACATATCTAAAATAGTCAGAATAGAAACTGGAGTTGTTGATGTGTATTTTGATAGACCAATGCCCGATGCTTATTATTCTGTTGTAGCAATAGCATCTAAAAAATTGCCAAATAGAGATACGAATGTGTGTTGGTATTTGGATGATGAAAATGTTCCAACTACAACTAAATTTAGAATGTGTTGTACTGCTGTAAATTATAGTACTTCTACTATGCAAGATGTTGGCTTGGGTAGTGTTATTGTTTTCCGTTGATATTTGATTATTGAGTTTAAACAACTAAAGAGAAACACACATGGGATCATCACTAGTACTAACAGGCGGAGCAGCAACCACCAAGACCCTCAAGGAGAGCATCTCTCTGTCGGGTCACGGTTTTAGTGTGGGAACTGTGATTCGCTACAACCCAAGCGGAACCCCCCAACTGTATGTACCTGCACAAGCAGACTCCGCAGAAAACGCCGAAGTGCTAGGCATCGTGAACGCAGTTACCGACGCAAACACTTTTGAACTCACCTACGGCGGGTATTTGGAAATGCCCGCGTTTAGTGGTATTAGTTTTCCTGTCATGTTCTTGTCGGGTGTGTGTGCTGGTGGGTTGACTTCCAACCCGCCCAGTGCTTTGGGACAGGTCATCAAGCCTGTAGCCACCAAGCACCCCACCCTGAACGGCTTTGTGCTGAACAACTACTTGGGCACACAGATTGGTGGCTCGTCCACTGTGGGCATTGACCAAGTGCAGCCTGTGGGCACTATAATGCCGTATGCGGGAACTGCTATACCTGATTCGTGGTTGGAGTGCAACGGAAACACCTATACTGTTGCAGACTACCCTGAACTGTACTCCAAGATTTGCTACACCACAGGCGACAAAGCACCCATCTACGGGCATGTGGTGGAAATTGATGTGAGTGCTGGGTCTGTATATCTTTCAGGCACAACAACCATAGATCCAAACTCTGTTTACGGTAAAACAGTTGTTGGCGACTACATTTTCATAAAAAATCACAACAATGCCGCTGGAACACAGGCACCGACTGCCACTCCATTAGTTTCTCCAAGTGGATTGGACTCTTGGGATATGATGGGAGTTGTTCTGGAAAAAGGAATAAACAGTAGCGGTGCTATTGGTTATAAAGTTCAAATTCTTCCAAAGTGGACAGAAACTGGTGCTGGAACTGTAAACATAACTCGTCGTTTCATTATGCCCAATGCTTTCGTGAAAAGTAGTGGCGGTAGTGGAATTGCTTCTCAAATCAGAGTAACTGGTACTGATGGCACCACTGATAGAGGAGTAGGAACAATCAATAACGCACGAATGATTGCGTACAATGTTCCTGATTTTTCTGGTCGTTTTCCTGTAGGCGTAATGGATGGCAGCACCGATAATGCTGGTGTTGAGGGAGACAGCCCGTATATTCACATTAGCACTCAACTAGGCCCAATCGCTTTGGGTGCAATGGGTGGAGAAGACAGGCACACACTCACCATAGCAGAGATGCCATCTCACACCCACGCCAGTCCCACACCTAATGGACAGGCTGGCACGGCAAGAGAATTGCCAGTAGCGACCTCTCAAGGAATAGATTATGCCGATCTTCAAGGTCCAGTTCCGACCGCATCAACTGGTGGAGATACCCCCCACAACAACATGCCCCCGTATCTTGCGGTGCGGTACATCATTAAAGCCAAGCCGTACACCCGTGCTGCCATTATTGACGGGCTAGACCTGCCGTGGCAGTCCACACTGGTTCGTGATCTACGCACCCGTGCCATTGGCGGCTCCAACAGCGATTTGGTGTTCTACACCAACACCGCAGGCGACAGCGGGTTGGGCACGGAACGGATGCGTATTTATGGAAACGGAAATACGGGCGACATACTGTTCTCTGGTGCGGGAGACAGCACAACAACGAATCCACTCATATTGAGCGTTGGCGGAACTCGAATAAACATCAACCGCGATGACGCTTACTTTATATCAACAAAACAAGACGGAACAACTGTTGGATATTTTGGATTCAACGGATACAGCACCCAATCACTCAAGTATACTGCATGGGAAGTCGCAACACGAGGAGTGAATGACTCTGCTTCTGTTACTAGGCTCTACATTGACCAAACAGGAAATGTTGGAATTGGAACCCAGACTCCCGCTGCCGCTTTGGATGTGGTTGGACAGGCTCGCACATCAGTCGGCACTACAGCAGGATCAAACGCCAAAACTCTGACTACCAAGGATTATGTGGAAACTTTTGTTGGGGTAACACACGGATCGTTTACTGTAAACACTCCAGCGTATACAGAAGGGCTATTGTTTGGGACTGATAAACCAACAGGAGCAGCAAAAGACATATACACATTTCCAACAGGAACAGTATTGCTTACTGGAAATCTTTTTGTCAAAATTACTGGAAACATTGGAGTTAGACTGTATGCTGATTTTTTAGACGCAGGTGACAATATTGTTTTGAGAGTAATGTTGTGCGGAGGAAATGATACAGTCGGGTCTTTTACAGGCGGTAGTGGCACAGTGAGAATTGGATGGTGTACTTGTGTTCCCCAAAATGCTACAAAAATAAAGTTCTACCCTGCATCAGCATCTAGTACCACTAATACCGTCAGTGATGCTTATGATGTAAGAGTGAACAATGCACTTGTTTTGAACAAATAATATAACTTTTTTCATCACCTAAATAAACACATATGCCAGACTTTTCCCCACTACCATCCGCAGCCAACAATGCCCTGCTAAACCTCAAGTTTATTGCAGAAGACACCACCATCTACATTGCCCCAGGGTGGACAGGCTCGGCAGGCAAAACAGGGTCAGCAGGCACATGGACAGGGCAGACGCTAGGCAACGACATCACAGGTGACGGAACAGTTGGCAAGCCTTTTGCCACGCTGAAGCGAGCATGGGAAGAAGCACAAAAGTACACCATTACAGGCAAGAACACCCTGTATGTCCAGTTCCAAAAAGGCATCTACGACCTGAACGGTGGCACCACCCACGACAACTTCTTCCCCGATAACCTGTACCACCCACAGGGCGGAAACATTATTATTCAGGGCGATCCTGCTGCGGTCAAGCAGAAGTACCTGTGGCAAGTAGCAAACTACACATGGGATCTAGCCAAGTTTAGCCATTGGGGTCACACAGGCGAAATTAAATTGTGGAATTTGAGCGGAGGAACTGCTCACGGTTTCACTGGTGAAGACGAAGGCGGATATGTGGCAATTTCTAATGTTAGCATGGGTAGTGCAGAATACTACGAAGACCCGTCCCAAGTCAGCGGAGCAACACTTTTCCGCGATGTGCGTTACGATACTCGTGGTGAGATTTATTCTGATGATTCTGGATACCAAACATCATGGGGAAATTGGGGCAACCACTTTTTCAGCCACCTGTATCCTTACGAAGACAGCGACGGCATTCTTGGATTGGCAAAAATTAGTGGAGCAAGTGGTTCTGGTGAAACTCTCGGGATAGTGTTTAAAAATCAAAACACCGATAGCCGAGTAATTGGTTTCTACGAAGACACGCCATCCACTCACGCTGGACGAATTGCTCCAGGATTGAGCAACAGCGGTCCTTGGGCTGGAATTAGTGCAAGTTGGCCCGAGTCACAATACTCCAAGCCAAACGGTTACTACGGGCTAACTGCTGCAAGAAATATTAATTATCCTGCAAGACCTGCTGGCGTGACTCACATTTCAGATGAGATTTTTACTGTAACCAACTATCCAGTTGTGATACGCAGCACAATTTCTTCTACTGCACAAAAAACACCAATCGTGATTCGTGGAGGAAAGATCAAGGCTATACGAAACTTGTTCTTTACTACTTCTGCTGTTGACGGCGTTTCCTCTGGTGCACAGTCACTTTCTTATAGTCTTAAAGAAGTGACTTTGGATATAAAAACACCTGCCCCCTCGTGTATAAATTTGGATGAAATGTCTGAATTGGGAATTCGTCACATAGGTATTTGTGGTTACGATACAGGCATCAGGATTAACAATTCGTCAAATGTTAAGGCTTACAGTAGTATTGGATTAGAATCTCTTGGAACTGCCATAACCAATCAACACCAAAAGGGATCTCCTTTTTTCACAGCAGATTCTCAAAACAATCCGCTAGACAATACTCCTGTGGTAATGATGCACCTTGTTACTACTGGAATTTTTTGTACACAAAACTCGCTGTTAGACACTTCTTTGGGATATTCTTATAATACTGTCTATAGAAACGACTCTACAGTGTGGATGCAGACTATTGGTAATGGAATTCGTTCCATGTCTTCAAAAAACATACTTGGTACAGTGTGGACAAGTTTGGTGTCTAGTCTTCCGTGTTTCCGCTTAACCCTGAATATTCCAGTGTTTGGTGGTTCTACCGTGGGAGTAAGTGCAGGCTTCTATAATCCTGAAGCATGGGACTACAACACCTTCAAAGATGTTAGAATTATTAGTGTTGCTAGCGGTACACCATACGATTATATTGGAAGAATTTATGGAGTTGTTGCTGGTACCACTTTCCAAACAGATTCAACAGAAAATTCAGGATGGACAGGTTCTTCGTGGTCAAAGAGTGCAGGATACGCAGAAGCACAGCCTCTTTACACTCAACGGGTTCATTTTTATGGTTATTGGTTGCAGGGAGACTATGGTGTTCATCCTGTTGCCAGATACCATATGTACGGTGGGAGATATGTTGATCTAAGACAGCATATAAATCAAGGAATAGTTTTTGATATTCGTGCATACTCAGATCAACCTGGTGTGAATTATGTTAGTGGATTGTGTTTTAGCAATAACACCTTGTCTCTACGAGCACAAAACGGATCAACGATAGCAGGTACAACAACTGGTAGAGGATTCACCGCATCAGTTCACAGATATACATTCTTGCACCAAACCGATGGGCGTAATAGTTCGTATAGAAGTGGTGGCTTCTATATGTACGGTGGCTGTATGGCTGAGAGTGTATTGATGGGAGAACGCAGTTCTCTTATTGTCACCAAACTATTAAATATTCGTGGAGGAGGCGGTGCGGGTTTAATGTTGGGTGACTCTAGTATTTCTCCGCGTTCATGGTTATCCACTATAATGGTATCTGAATACGGACATTCTGCCATTCGTTTTGAATGCGGCTCTGATGGAAACCTTGGAAACATTTTCTGTAAGAATCCACATCCAGGATGGTGTATTGGCGGGCGTTCTGATGTGCTAACAGTAAGAGGTGGAAGCAGAGTATGGCACGGTGGAAATTTGGCTGCTATTGTATGGCCATTTACCAATTTTGGTGCTATTCCACTTTTCGATTATTGGGCACTTGGTTCTGCTAGCGATACAAATACTCCATACTTTGGATATTATGCTGGAACAGATATAGCAATTGATTCTGGTTCTCCATCAAGTGTTACATCTCCATCAGGAAATGCTGCTAATGCACGATATGCAAACGCGAGAGGGTGTCTGTTGATTCAATCTGAATTTGGCACTCCCACATTCCAAGGCTGGTGGTGGGGAAATAATACAGGAACAGGACACAGAGTTTCTGCTAACGATGGAATGAAAGGCGGAGAAATAGAAAATAGTGGTGCTTTTGGTACTCGTCCAGATCCAGTAGTTTTAGCAAATGGAAATTCTGTGATTAGTCCATTTGTAAAAACTGGCACCATGACACCCGCATCAACTTTTGGGGGGATGTACGCTTTTTCAAAGATGATTTTTACCGCTGCTGCTGGAGCAACAGGGTTCCAGATAAGTTCAAGAAAAGCCTTTGGCAACAATCAGTATCCAACCAGATGTAGTGGTGGAACACGATACCAGTGGTGGTTACAAAACAGATACGGTCATGTGGATTCGTATCCGTCAACGGGAAGTACAGGTTCTACTGGTTTGTGGAAGGTTCCAATAATGCTGACTAGTACTGGTGCTGTTTCTACTAATAACAGTGGTGTAAACAGCGACACTACATTTACATCAAATACATCAGCAGCATATATCGCGGCTATAAATGTGCCACCCATGATAGAAAAACGAGGCACCGCTAGTGTTGTGCCTGGAGTCAACGAATAATTAGGCATAAATCCAAAAACAGAGAAGCCATATGCCAACCAATCTAGTACGAGTAGAAAACGACGGAACAGCAACAGTTTTAGCAACAAACTTTGACAAATCAAAGTTTGATCCTGCTTTATATGGAAATAACGCATTTTTCGTAGACGCTAGCATATCAACTATTGGTGGAGGAAAACAAACTCCTCCTATCGGATTAGTTTCTTCTCCTTTTTCTTCTGCATCTTTACTGACATCAACAGTAGCGTCCACCATAGGTGTACAAGACTCTTATTTCATAGAGTCTCCGTCGTTAACCGCTGCTACTTCTCAATCTGTTAGTAGTAATATAATTCCACTAGCCGAACAAAAAATAGAAGGCACAGGCTACGGCACATTCACCCCCACCGAGTTGGTGTTCCAGTCCACCATTCAGCCCACAGTCATAAACTACCTGTCTTTAGGTGGTGTTACTGCAACAGACTACAATCCAACCATTGGCACCATTGGAGCAACAGGAACATTTGTTGGTTCACGAGCAGCACAGTTCAAAGGCTCGTATTTGGACACCGACACCGCTGCGGCAGGGCTTTCGCTTCCAGGATTCACATCTGCTTCGTATTTCTTGGTGTCTGGTTGGCTGTATATGGAGTCTGCTCCTACTTCTGCATACGATCCCATCGTGATTACACGCAGCCCAGACGGTGTAAGCGGCAGCACCAGTGACTCGTTCCGTTTAGAATACGACTACTCGTCTTCACGATTCCAGTTCCACTTCTCTACCACCGCAAACACAACTTCAGCAGGTTTTGACCACACCATGAATGTGTCTCCTGTTGGAGTTACTCTAAACCAATGGCATCATTTTGCTGTTGCGTATACTAATGCAGGTAGCAGTGCAGCAGTAAGTTCGTATTGGAACGGCAATCAGGTTCAGAAGTACACAGGTGCCACAGGAACAATCAGAAGCACTCGTTCTTCTGTGTATGTTGGCTGTGGTGGTAGCGGAAAGAAGCCGTTCAAGGGGTGGATAGACGATTTGGTGATTAGTGCAGGCACCACACTTGAAGCACTTCGTGGCTTCCAGCATGGCACAACTGCACCTGTTCCATCAGCACACCAAGACGCAGGGTATTACACTGTTTACTACTTGAGCATGGATGGCCCACTTGGAACCTCGTTGTTCCCGTGTGACACAACCAACAAAGTGTGCAGCAATGTGGCAGCACAAACAGGAAGCCTGTATGTTTACAGAAACATTGGAGTTACAAGTTCACGAATGTGGACACCTGCCTTGAGTGGAGTGTGTGGTGGACACGCACCATACGGTGCGTCTGCTGGATACATTTTTGGTTATCAGAGCGGTGCGTGTTGGATTCCGTCTGCTGTAACAGAAATCGCTTCAGGACTTACTGCTGCCAAACAGTACAGAAAAGACCTTGCAGACTACACCCTGCGGTACTATCTTGGTTTGACCATGTACGGAACAACAGGAGCCAGTGGTGATTTTAAAAACCTGTTTAGTGGCAGCACATATCCGCCTTCGTTTGTTTACACTCCACTAGAGTCCAATCTAAACTACCTGAAGAACATATACGATTCCATAATCGTGGCAGGCAGTACAGCAGATGTTTCTATTGCAGACGCAAACGGAACCTATTACACTTTTGCCACCGCTGCGGCAGTGAATCTATACAAAGATGTATTGGCATATTTTAACAATAGCGTTTCGCAGTTCACCACAATCAACAACACTATTGATTCGCAGTCGTCTTTCACCAATCTGAAACAAATTTATGGGCCAACAGGAGCCGCACTTGTTAGCAAATTGGCTTCTTCTGGCAACGAATCGCTGTTTATCTCGCCAATATCTTCCATAACAAAAACCAATCGTTCTCCAGAAAACTACTGGAATGTAGGTGTAGAACAAAACAAAGTGGAAACCGTTCCGTAATCTATGGCTATATCTCTTATACATTATGGAAACTCAAAAGTGATTCTCAACGGGCGGGAGTACTCGTGGGATGATTTTTTGAAAGTGTGTGGTGACTACTCTGTTCCGTTTGGGTTCCACACACGGGTATACGAGCAGGGCGTGCGGCACTACATTACAGACGGAGACAATACCGTATACCTGAAGAAACAAGACGCTGGCTGTGATCGGTGGTGTGCCCGCGAGTCTGAACTAGCCTTGCTAGTGGAAAGACTAAAGGCTGAAAACGGAGACTAGGCAAAACGCCACGCTCCTAAATACTTGAAAAGGAGACTGCATGGCTCGCCCACACACCCGCCAAGAACTTAAAGACTACTGCCTACGGGCACTCGGACAACCTGTTATTGAAGTCAATGTGGAAGACTCACAGGTTGAAGACCGTATTGACGAAGCCCTAGAGTACTACGCCAACTTCCACCACGACGGTGGGCAGAAGATGTACTACACATACCCACTCACGGCTGAAGACATTGCCCGTAAATGGATTAATACTGATCCTATTGACCCGTCTATTCTGACGATTAATCGTATTTTTCACATGGGTTTCAATATATCTACCCACAATATCTTCAATATTCGCTACCAGTTAGCACTCAATGACTTTTACGGATTGCGTACAGGGCAAACCAATCTGAACTACTATGTGTCTACCATGCAGTACATTGAAATGTTGGAGCAATTGCTTGATCCTGAAAAGCAGATTCGTTTCAACCGTGTAAAGAATCGCCTGTATATTGACGCTACCACCACCGATATGCAGGCAGGAACTTACCTGATGATTGAAGCGTATAGTGCCAACGATCCTGAAACAGCCACTGAAATTTACGATGACATTTGGTTGAAGAAATACTCAACCGCACTCATCAAGCGGCAATGGGGAGCCAATCTGTCTAAGTACGAAGGCATGCCACTTCCAGGAAATGTGACATTCAACGGCACTAAGATTTACGAAGAAGCACAAGAAACCATTGCCAAACTAGAAGAAGAGATTGAGACACGCTACCAATTGCCACCCGACTTCCTGACGGGCTGAATTTTTAAAGAAAATATAGAGCATTTCATATGATAGTATATCTCATAACAAATAAAATAAACAACAAGCGTTATGTTGGAATAACTATCAGAAGCATTCAAGAAAGATTTTTACAACACTCAACCCCAAACACCAAAAACAAATCTGCAATAAATGATGCTATAAAAAAATATGGTAAAGAAAATTTTGATGTGGTGCAATTGGATACTGCTTGTTCTTTAGAAGAACTCAAACAAAAAGAAATATATTGGATAGAGAAACTTGGAACATTTCAATGTGAATATAATCTCACTAAAGGTGGAGATGGAATGTTGGGATACAAATTCAAAGATTCTAGCAAAGAAAAGATAAAAAAATCTTGTATTGAAAGAATGAAAAACGAGAATGTTAGAAAGCATCTATCAGAAAAAACAAAACAGTATTTTCAAAATCATCCAGAACAAAAACTAATAATTAGTAGACAACAAAAAGAAAGAGCAGCGGCAGGAATTTCAAAAGAAACATGTGAAAAGATTTCTAAAGCATTGTTTGGTAAGAAGAAAAATTGGTCATCAGATGGAAAAGCGAGAATAGGAAAAAGCGCATCTGAACGAATGAAAAAATCAAGAACCGAATCCTTTAAACTTAAGATGAAAAAGACAATGACAGAAAAAAATCCAATGAATGATCCAAAAAACAGAGAGTTGGTTCGTTTATCTAAAATAGGAAAGAAAAGGGTTTATCGTGAAGATGGTTCTTTTTATATGTCGCATCCAAATAATTTAGCAGACCATAAATAAAAACCAAGAAATTTAAACATGGCAGTAAACCCGTATTTTCGTAGAAACAATGTAGGCGAGCAGAACCTACTAGAATCACTCACGACCGAAGCCATCAAGATTCACGGTCACGAGATGATATACATTCCACGAGAAACGATCACAGAGGACAAGATTCTTGGAGAAGAGGTATCCAAGTTCAAGGACGCTAACCGTATTGAAATGTACATGGAGAATGCCGAAGGGTTTGATGGCGAAAGCGACATGACTCGGTTTGGTTTGGATATCCGAGAGAATTGTACATTCATTGTATCCAAGAGGCGATTCTTGGAGGTAATGAGTCACAACCAGACTATCCGAGATTTGGGTCGCCCCCGTGAAGGCGACATTATTTACTTTGATTATCCGTATAATCTGTTTGAAATCAAGTATGTGGAACACGATAACCCCTTCTATCCACTTGGTCAGCGATACTCATTCAAATTGTACTGTGAAGCCTTCAAGTACACGCAAGAAGAGATTGATACAGGTGAAAGTGATA